GTACGTCACCGCATTCCTCGCGGAGGTTAACTTCGTCAAGAGGTGTGCCATTCTCAAGGTGGTCTAAGAATGTCTCGCACAGTTCCTGTGACTCTGTAGCAATGCCTAGGATACCATGGGTGAAGCCACGAGGTGTGTCTACAAGGTCTTCTGGTACGTTCTTCACGTAGAAGATGTCTCGCTTGATTGCATCAAGCTCCTGCATACTCGTCAGGTAGCGCCGAAGGGCGTTGATAAGACGGGTGCGTGTTGCCTCTGAGAAGTTATAGTTCCCATGGGCGTCAGTCTTCGCAGACTCTGTAAGATAAGTTACGTTATCCATTTGGTTGTACTCCGATTGTTAGTTGCTGCACCTGTGTCATGTTGACATAGGTGCTAGTTCCATCCTTCTGCTGCACAATCATATACTCACGGTAGGGGACAAGTGCTGGCCCCTCTGGTGTATGATTGCAGTCAGTCACAGTCGCAATAACGTCTGTGATGCGCCGTGTATCGCTAGATTTATATTCAATGTCAACGACAAAGATTTTCTGCTCTACTGGCTCGTGGTCAATGACCACTGGTTGCTTATCCATTGGTAAATTCCTCCACGATAAGAGCGATTTCTCGCTTGTAGTCCCCAATGTCATCATTGTGAACGTCTTCCTCTTCAACACCTAAGTCAGCTAAGTGAATGTAGCTGCGACTATCGTTGTCAAAGTTGCACCCTTCGCGGTGAACGCGAATGAGTTTAATATTTTCTGCACCAAAGGCTTCTACCAGAGCCATAGCTTCTGGTCTGAAACCAGAGTCTGTGACTATGAAGGGTAGGTTAGGGAGGTCATCCTTATCCCAAACCTCTAGTATATTTTCAATCCAACGGATAAGGAGCTTGCCAAAGACTTGCTTATCACCTGTGAAAGGTTTCATAAACATCTCAGAGTAGGCTATGTAGGCTTCACGAGGGGACTTACCAAAGAACAAAGTGTTAGGCTCGTCCTTGACAGCTTCAAACACATCCATAGGGTACTCGCGAGGGTCTAAACCAAAAGCTGCGTGAGCACCTTCCTTGACCGCTAGGGCGAACTTACATCGAACACTGTTTGCTACCGCTTCCTGTGCCGTGTCTTTTCCTGCCCTTGGGGGGCCATTCACTAGAATGATTTTTGGTGTTAGTTTAGACATACTTGTTTTTAAGCTCCAGTTTATGTGCCATTTGATACCACTCATTTGCGGCTTGCTCGGCTGTCCATCTCTTTAATCTAATCATAGTCCTATCAAACCCTGTTTCAAAACACAAGGGTTCAATGTTGTGCAACCACTCCTGTCTGTCATCAAATAGACAGATGGACTCATTGCGGCAGATGCGTTTGTCCGCATCTTTTATCAGGGAGAAATCTCCCTCAAGGTCGAAAGCCTCAAGCAGCCTCTCCTGACCTATCTTTTCCCACTCTATAGGTGCAGGCATGTGCACTTTCTGAGGTGTAGGTATGTCCCCACCTATGTAAGGCTCAAGAGCATCGTGCATCATAAATAGTTTCGCTCTAACATAGTCATCATTGTGTAAGTAGTATTGTGCACCTAACACTTGATGTTCTGCGACAGAGTAATGCGTCACGCTTAGCCCTACCGCAGCAGGTTTTCCTATGTGTCCACCCCACCTACAGGTGTTACCTGTGGAAATCGCAATGTTTTCCAAGGTAAACAACCCTGGGTTAGGGTCAACAGCATTGTAATATTGACCGTCAGCCACCATAATGATGGGTGGTCGTAAATCGTTTGTCATTTTTCAGTTCCTTGTTAGTGAATAGTTATAGGTTGCGTAGCGCATCCCATAAGTAACCTTGTAAATCATCTTCGCTCATCTTGGTGTCATCAAGGTGCTCTTTGACAATCCTAAGGATTTCTTCGTTTCGTTGCTGCTCTGCCATACCTTCTAGGAAGATGTTAGCTGTCAGCGGTACGATAGGTGTGATGAGGTCAAGCAACCCTTGGGCATAAGCTTGTATCTCAATCTGTGCATGAGGGTGTAGTCTCAGTCGCAGGAAGTGCAGCAGATTGTGTAAGTCTGCCTTGGCAAAGAACCGTGTGTAGGTGCTAACAGGTAGAATAGTTCTAGCCAGTTCTCTTGGAACTCCTTCACGTAACATAGCGTTGTAGGACTCGAAAGCTTTCTCACCATGTTCTTTCATAAGACCACAGGTGATGAACTCAAACGAACCATCGTCTGACATCTGACCAACATCGCGTTGTTGCTTGTTACGCTTATTCTGGCTACCAATGAGGCTCTCGTCAGGGACGTAGAACTCTTCTGGCAGCTCAGTGTAACGTGCAGAGACTTCATTGTAAGCCCATGTACGGTGACGGTGCCACTGTCGTGCGATAAACATAGGACACTTGACCTCGAACTGGAACTCAACAGCCTCGAAAGGTGAAGTGTGTCTGTTCTTATAAAGGTAGCGCAGCAGCTTTTCATCCGAACCATCATTGCGTGGCACAGCATCGTAGGACACTCGTGCGCTGCGTACAATGGACATATCATTACCCATGTGCTCTACTAGACGGACGTACCCATGGTCTAGTATATCAATGCGGTCTTGCTCAGGGTTTGGGGTGACTAATTTATTCAGCATCGTCTTCAACCTGTCTTGTGAACCATGGTTTACGCTTTGTATCAATAACTTGTCGAGGGATGCGGTACAGAATTTGGTAGAAACCATCTCTTCCTGTCACCAGCTCAATCTTGCCTGCGTCATAATCTTCACGCGCTTTAGCGATTACAGCATCATCTAAGGCAGGCCAGTTGGCGTCCACATATCTCCTTGAGATAATGAAAGGCCGTAGGGATAGTTTACCATACCCGTCCTCTGATACGTGATGCTTCTGGTTCCGAATGATGTCGAAGTTCCTGACAGCCACTGCTGAAATCTTTAATCGTTTAGCAATCCACAGATAAGGCTTTTGCCTCATCAGAAAGGATTGCAGTTCCTGTTGTTGCCGTTCCGTTAGGTTATCGACGATAGTTTTGGCTTGGCGTTCGTTCACGTTAGCTCCACGTAGTTGTCAGCATCTAGTTTCTTATGACTGATGATGATAATCTGTTTAATTTTACCCGTAAGGTTCCTGAGACATTTCGCAGTGTATTCAGCACGTTGAGTATCCATTGATGCGTCAATCTCATCAGCCATAAGGACTGAGAAGACAGAGTTAGTCAGCGTCTGACCAAGGGCTAACCGAATGGCTAGATTGGCTACAGCTTTTGCTGAACCAGAGAGGGCTTCCATTGGTTGACCATCTACTCTGATGTCAAAGTCTTCCGAGATGACTACAGAGCTACGTGCTCCGTCTGTCATCTGAGATAGATACGCTGACGCCACCTTGTTTAGACTAGGAACTAAGTAGGATTTGATGCTGACTTTTAAATTACGAAGGCCAGCTATTGCTGCATCGTAATCTTTAATCTTAGCATCAAGAGCATCCACTTTAGACTTCTGTCCATCATAAGCTGTCTTATATTTCTCATACTGCACCATCAGTTGCATTGCTGTCAACGACAAATTATAACTTTTCTCATATAAATCAAAGTCTCCGCTGTACTTCTGTAGTTGCAGTCGCTCTTGCTGTAGCTCATCCATGCGCCTTGTCGTGCGCCTGTGACTGGTCATCTGTGCTTGATAAACTTGTTGCTTCTGTCGGTAGGTCTTTAACCTAGCCTGAGCAAGCTCGACATTTGTCCTGTCATCGAAGTCATCCAAGCTATGTTCTGCTGTTGCCTGCACACTCAGTGCTTCCATGCGCTTAGCATAAGCTGCCTGCTGTGTACGCAGCTTTGATACCTGTGTGCTAGTTAGCTCAGGAGCTTCACCCGCAGGGTTGAAAGTTGTATCACAAGAAGGGCAGGTGACATCCTCGCAAGCCTCATGGTTGAGAGCCTTGGCATATAACTCACCTAACTGTTCAGGTATCCAACCAGTGTCTTTAACCTCTGGTAAGCTATCAACATAATTAGCCGCAGTAGTAGCGGCTCTTACCAGTTGCTCAAGTTCAGGCC